GAAAGTGGAAGGTGTCACGCCAGCAATGACTACTGTTTGACCAGTGGTGTAACCGTGATTTAGGCTGGTGGTCACGACACCGGGGTTTGCATTCGTAATCCCCGAAACTTGCAAAGTTGAACCCACCAAAATCGACACATCAGGGATTGCTTGGAAAATTGCATTTGCCACAGCGTATGGGTCGCCGCCGCCACAAATAATTTCCCAAGTGCTTGAGGTTACATTTTTAACCGAGACTAAATTAGGTTGAACACCGCTGACTTTTAATAACTGTGTTTTTAAAAATGTTGGCATTCCTTGAGCGGTTGACAAGCCAGCTTGGATGACTTGGGATTGATAGGACTCGAGGGATTGAGCGGTCGCCCCGGGCAACCCAGCGGTCAAGTTCGTACAAGTCAGCGTCACGCCCGAAGGCACTGAAGACACAATTTGCGTCACTGTGCCAATAGGAACAGCCCAAGAGCCTTGGTTGATTGCAAGACAATACAAAGCCGCACTTGTGCCAGCGGATTGAATCACGCCACCATCTTGAACAATGTATTGTTGAGAGCCATCGGACACAATGAAACCAGCATTGATGACGAACCCGGGGCTTCCCGTGAAGGTCACATACACCGAAGTGTTTGACCCCACGCCTTGTTGAACCCCATAAATTTGTCCCAATTGATTGAGCAAAAATTCGTTTGCGCCATAGGGCGTGATGCTGTTCACAAGTTCAACCAAAGCCGAGTCAATCAAAGCCAAAGCACCAACATCGGTGCTGGAGATGTCCTCGATTAGCGAGCCGGGCAAGTTGGCGGTATAGCCGGGGTTGGTGGCGGCAACCAAAGTCAAAAGATTGTTCAAAAGCGTTGTTGGCGGGGTTGGTTGCAACCCTGTCGGTGTCATGACAATCGGCACTGTCGTTGTCATGTCTTGTGTGTAATCAGTTGTCATACTGCCACCTGTGAAGTTATTTTTGTCCCATAAGTGGTCACAATGTCCACATTGTAAATTGGGGTTGTTGAAGTTTGGTCTTTGGTAATCGTGAGACTAGCAAAGAATGGCGCAAATTGTTGTTGAGTCATCACGACATAATAGTCAGGGAAAACTTGCTGGATGACCGCTCGCTGTGCTGGAATGCCAAAATTGGCATAAAAGGGCGATTCACCAAGCGAAAGTTTAAGAACCTGAATCAAGGTAGTGGCATATCCTTGCTCGAAATTGCCGTTTGCATCCGAGTCGATTTCCACCCATTTTGTATATAGACCCTCTGAGTCTTTTACTCTGCCATAAGTTCTCATACTGGTGTTCCTGTGTTGCTACTTCCTGTTGTAACCCCACTGTGTTCATGAGTGCTACCAATGTTTTTGCCATTGTTTGTGATTGTTCCAGTGGTAGAAACATTGCCGTTAATGGAAACACTTCCATTGTTAATAGTCAGATTTCCACCATTTAAATCAATGGTAATGCCCGAAGATGTCAGGGTCAATTTGCAGTCAAAATTCTTGGTGGTGATTTCGACTCCTGTTTTGCCATACATCACCAAATAGTTAGGGTTTACACTTACCCAAGCCGTATTGCCAATTGGCATGAAAACAAGGGCGGTCAAGTTGCCAGTGTCGGTCAAATCAGGGACACCAGTTCCCAAGCCGCTCACATGACGCAAGCTGACATCGGCTGGAATGACAAATCCTTTGTCCCCAATTTGGGTGGGGTAGCGAATCCATTCACCGCCAAACAAAGGAATGGTCACTTGAGGCAACACCACGCCATCAGGGGCGGTGACATCAAAAGACACAGTGACAATCGACCCTGAAACAGCCGTGACAGTGGCTGGGAGCGATTGACCCAGCATTTGCAATGCCTTGGAAACCTTGCGAGTTGCAAAGTTGTTCAAGGATTGCTGGAAAGGGATTTTTTGATTAATGTCGCTCATGCTGGTGGAATGTAGACTTGATAAAGAGTGACCCAGCTGTTTGCATCGCTTTGTCGAAAATTACCAACATGACGCACCATTTGCACATTGAATGTGCCTTGGAAGTCCACTGTTTCCTTGTATTGCGACTGAGCGGCGGCATTCGTCAAAATCAGCCCTCTTTGAGCCGATTTTTGGGGCATGATGACCTGTGAACCGACTTTGATGTCGTATCTCATGGTCGTTTTGAAAGTCATTGTGTATGGGCTAATCCAAGTCGGCTGACCAATCAAATCTTCAAAAGCAATTTGAATTGGCTTTTCAGCTGGGGGAGCAGTCCAATCGTAAACATTGATGACATTGTTGATGTATGTGATTTGAATGCCGGGGTATTTTTTTGTCTTGTCATTCACAATGCTTTTGCTTTTCTCATTCAAAAAAGCCGCAAATTCGTCAAGACTGTAATACACCGTTTCAAGAGCCTCGGGCGCTACCAATCGGTCGCTGATGCTGATGTTCACCTGTGCGGTAGGGAAAACCTTCTTCAGCGTTGTAGTAATTGCATCACCCAAAAATCCATTGTTCGGGCATGAAAAAGTAAAGTTGTAAGGATTTTCAAAGCTTCCTGTTGGCTGAATCATGATGAGGTCAAGGGTTTGAGATGTCCCTTGCCAATTGCCAAAAGCTTGCTGTATTCTTGACTGAAGAATAATTCCATATTGACTAGGCTTTGCCAAGGGCAATCCTTTTGCCATGCCGCATGAAATTTGGATATTGCAATATTTCGTGCCATCCACGCTAGGGTTGAAGTTTGAAGCTTGAGCCAACAAAGGCAAACCCACGCCATAAACCCGCAAAGATGCGCCACCAAGGGGAGAGTTGTAGACAGAAATGGGTGCATCGAGTTCGATGTTTAGCGCCCCGGGGATTGTGTTCCCAGCCTTATCAGTACTTGAAAACGACCCATTAAACAAGGTCGTGCCATTCGTGCCAGCCACCACTTTGGGCTTGCCATCTTGGTCAGTGATGAGGATTTCATATCTACGCATCAGATAATCTCAAATTGTTGATTAGCGACACGATAGACCAACTGGGTCGTGAAATATCCAGCTGTCAATGAAATGTTGTAGTCCAATGGCGAACCAATGAGCGGCAAGGTGACAATCCGCACATTTGAAGTGTCATAGATGTTCACATAGTACCTTTGACCATAAATGTTGTAGGTCACGATGACATTGTAAATAGCCCCATCAAAAGTGGCTTGGAATTGGAAATTTGATACTTTTGAAGGCGTGAACTGAACAACTGTTGCGCTTGGTGCGTTTGGGTTGTTGTTGACCCCATAAGTTGATGCCGCCGCTTGGGTATTTTGAGAGCCACCATAAAGCGGGGTTGCAACCGAGTTGGTGTTATTGATAACACTACTTGGATTTGACCAGTAACTTGTTGTCATAATTTCAACCCGCCTTCAAAAGCATTCATCAAAGCGCCAAGTGTATTTTGCGCTCCTTGTGAAATAAGCGGTTGCGTAAAGTCAAATTGCCAAGCGTTTTGAGGTTGTTGACTGTCAGGTCGTGACACATCGGTCAGGCTGGTCAAAATGCAGTTTAAATACACATAGGAAGGGGTAGCCACTACGAAAGTGCCACCAGCTTGATTGTGGGCATCCAGCGCCGCTTTGAGGGCGGTGAAGGTAATCATCTTTGAAATGTAGCCACCGTTTGCATTGGCTGGGCAATTCATCAACATTGAAATGTTGAGTGGCTTGGCAATGATGGCGTTTGCCGCATAGCTTTGATTGGCAAAGGGATACATGGCAATGTCATTGCTGACCAGCGATGCGCCCGGCAATGGTCGAAAGTGACCAAAAAAGTTGTTCAAGTTCAGCGGGTTGCCGCCATTCAAAATGCTGAATCCAAAGTTTGCCGCTTCGGTGATTGCGATGATGGGCAACAAGCCGCCGGGCACAGCCTGTGCCAATCCACCCGACAAAATAATCGGGCTGATTTCATAACTCAGCTGATAGATTGATTCGCCGATGCTGTTAGCCATTAGCCTATCCCCATTTGTGTGTAATATCCACCAGCTTGCAACAAGGCGATGTTGTTGTCGACACCGGGGATTTTCGTTGTGTTGATGTTCAACGCAATCGAGGTGGGATTCCAAGGCGAAGGAGTGCCGCCACCAAAACTCGATGAGTTCAACATACTATGTTTTTCGTCAGCATTGGATTTCTTCTCTTTGTCCAATTGCTTTTTCAACTCAATATGGTTGTAATCTTTTTTCCCATAAGGGCGATACAAGCCATATTTGTCAAGGTATTCATCGCTGATTCTTTCAGCTTGTATTGGGTCAATGTCGACCGCTGTGCCAGTGGTGTGATGACTTGTCTGCCCCGGCTGTGCCACTGGGCGACCTTCCTTAGTCACCCACAATCCAGTTTTGGGGTCGATATGGTCACGCAAATCCGCTTCTTCTTGCTCAGTGCGAAAGCCGCTGATTGGGGTCAAACCAGCACTCCAAATGGCTTGTGCCAACTTGGGGTCAACGCCTTGCAACTTTTTGTCAGTACCACGCAACATTTGGCGAATGTCATTCAAGTTCATGCTTCGAGGCTTGAATGCTGGTTCGCCTTCCTTGGGCAATTCTTCGGGAGAGCCGCCTTTTTTGGGCAAAACTTCTCTGATGAAGTCAGCCAACTCCACTAAAGCATTGGCAATGTCTTTGGTAGCCTGAAGAAAATCATTGACATCATCTTTGAATTCATCAGTTGTCAAATAGTTGGCAAAGTTTTCTAGCTTTTTGCCGACAGCCTCCAAGAAGTCGCCGATTTTTGGCGATTTCAACAAATTGGAAACAGCAGTTGAAAACGCATCAGAAAGCTTAGTCAAGCTTGGAGTTAGCTTTTCTAAACCTGTTAAGAATGTATTTTCTATTTTTTCCCTTGCTCGACCAAGCTGGACATCGAGGTCTTGCCATCTACGCAAAAGCTTGTCGTTGAGTTCGAGGGCTTTTGAATCTTCGGCATAGCGTTTTTCAGCAAGGGCAATTTCTTCTTTGGTCAAAGATGCGTATTGGCGAGCCTGTTGAACGGTCACGCCTAATTGGGTTAAACCGCTAACTTCAAGCCTTTGACCAGCTGTTGCCGCTGAACCGCTTTTGTAAACCTCGGCGGCTTTACGAAGAATTTGCGGCAACAGTTGCGCCGCATTTTGGTTTGGATTTAAACCTGATGCACCAAATGCCCATTGTTTGCTCAAGTCGGTTTGAGCGCCTGAGATGCCTTGAAGTAAACCATTGACATCGCCGTATCGACCGAAGTTCAGGCGAGCGGCTTTGAGTTGCCCCGGTGTCACTCCCAGTTCCTGACCTTGGCGGCGCAAATTGCTTGCACTACCCGCCAGCG